GCTAGAGAACTAAACGAGGATACGGGATTCCACGTAAGCGTAAAAACATTAGCAGGCATCGGTGCAGGGATGGCTGCTATTATCAGCATGTGGTTCGTATTGCAGGCGGACATTGCTGAAGCAAAAGAACTTCCTGTACCCCCAGACCCAGAGATAACTCGTATGGAGTTTGACATGAAAGACCAACTTGTTCGACAAACTATAATGTCTACTCAGGAAGATGTAACTGAGATCAAAGAAGACATTAAGAGAATCGAAGAAAAAATCGACCAATTAAGATGAGTAACAATGAAAACCCTTGCAACAATTGTATTTGCATTCTTCTTCTCGGCAGCTGCCCTCTTTGCGGTATCTGCGGGAGAGGATGATGCAGTCTGTGACGCAGGCATCTGCGTTGTGGAGTTTAACGCCAGCTTTAACGCTCAAAACACCGTACCTTGGATCGAAGAACTAAACGACTGTGCAACGGGTCGTGTGGACATTGCAAGTGCCCCCGACCTGCAAAAGGAACACCAGATAGTGGTGGTCCCAACAATCGTTGTGTTCAACGAAGGCGAGGAAGTCAAGAGGTTCCAAGCGAACATCATGATGACGATGGAGGCGACAAAGGATGACGTTCAAGACGCCATAGATGAAATCATCTTAGGCGACTTCTAACGAAACAAAGTAACGGTGCCCTGGAGGTCTAACGATTCTCCGGGGCCTTTTGCTTTGATAACCCACACATACACTCCGTCAGAAGCGTAGTGCTCACCGGAGTTTACTTGGCCGTACCATCTCTCGTTGATGTACGGCGTTGCCCATATACGGTCACCCCATCTATTGTAGATAGACAACTCCCACTCATCCCAACAATCACCCTCAGTAACAGCGTAGAAGCCATCGTTCCACCCGTCGTTGTTTGGGGTGAACGTATTAGGGACAAAAACAGAACAGTCTGGAGCTTCTGGGGGCTCTTCCCCACACGGGAGGCCTGTGTTACAATCAATCCAAATCTCCTCGTAGATATACTCAGTAAGCGTATCAGTAAGGTACACGTACTCCACAACAATAATCTCTTGGATTATCGTATCTGTTTGTGTGAGGTACAGCGTGTCTATGTCTAGCTGAAAGATCGTATCTGGGGGCAGTTCCACATAGGTGGTATCATACTCAGTCAGGGTGATAGTATCATTTGGTAGTTCTATATACTCTACCAAAGTATCCGTCACGTAGATGTACGTAGTGTCGTAGAAGTACCAGTTGATGGGAACAGGGATGGTGTCATATTCTATAACCGTATCTACCTCTAGGATGTACACCGTATCTGCGAGCAAAGGGCACTCAGGCATCTCAGGCAGATAAACCGTAGTGTTGTTGTTTCCCGTTATTACCTCATCGGGAATACTATCAAGGCTCAAGTTAAACATGCCCCCACCACCATAGGACGGGAAGGCAAACGGACCGCCGGTAAACGCTTGTCCTTCTCCTGGAGGGATAATGTAAGCGCCGCTGTCTTCTGCACTGTAACAGTCCATCTGGTCTTGAAACCAAAAGTCAATGCAGTACTCAGAGATAGTATCCGGCCCGTAGTTCCACACGATGTAGTCTACTGTGTAATATGCCTCACCACCTATACACCCAACCTCGAACGACACATTGTCGATCACCCCATCTGTGTAGTCTGACTGCATAGCACAGGGCCCAACAACTACCCAGTTGTCCTCCCAGTTATTGTCTTCATATATGCCGCAACAATCAGGAGTGATGCCACCACCAAGTCCCCCAACCTCAGCCCAACCTCCCTCATCAGCGTACATAGTTGGGCCATAGCTAATTTGCCAGATTACCGCTTGTATGCTCAGATCTTGCCCTAGCCAAAAGTCAAAGGCGTTAGGGAGATTAGAAAATAAACTTGAGCTATTAGCCTGATAGAAGTCATCAAGGGGAAACGTGATGGTATCGCCTGCATAGTAAGGAGGGTCTACGTCATAGTCTGCCCACACGTCTAGATTGGTCCAGTTAAACGAGTCGGTTGTAGTTGTAGCGGAGTAAACCCACCCCGGGTGGTTGCTGTCATCAGGAGTACTAAGCCCCCACGGAAAGTCCCAACCCTGATTCATAGCGTTGCAGTCTGCATCGAGAGCCTGAAACCCGAACTGCACCTCTGCTATGCCAGTAGGACCAGCAGTGCCGCCGCAACTTGTTGTATTATTGAAAGCTACAGTTATAGTAGCCGCGTTAGGATCAAAGTCAAGGATCTCTAGGTCACACTGCGCAGCAGTTGCAAAACCAGAACATAAGATCAGGAGTAACAGATATCTTTTCACGAGACGAAGATAAGCGTATATTTGTGATTAACAGTTAAATAAGTATACCGAATATGAAACTACATGTTATGCGATTTAGTTCGCAAAAAGACAGCACATTAGGGCTGCTGTTTGATGAAAGCAACGGGAAAAGAGAGTTCCTATGTTACACACTAGAAGATGAATACAGAGAAAACAAAGTCATGCACGAGACTCGTATCCCGGCTGGGACATATGAGATTACTCTTAGAACTGTTGGTGGGTATCATGGTCGTTACTCTAAGCGCTTTCCTGAACTTCATCAGGGGATGCTTTGGGTTCGCAATGTTCCTAATTTTGAGTACATTCTTATCCATTGTGGGAATGACGATGATGACACTAGCGGGTGTCTACTCTTGGGCGACACGCAAACCCAGAACAACGTATCGGACGGGTTTGTAGGAGCATCTACTAGTGCATACAAACGAGTATACCCCCCAATTGCTAAAGCACTTAAGGAAGGGGAATGCGTGAAAATTACCTATACAGACTTTGACTCTGTATAAAGTTTCTTTATATTTGCTACAAACCAAGCAAATATGGGAAACAAAATCAGATTCCGACCTTCGCGTGACTGGGTCATCTTTGCAAGTCCCCGCATTGAAAAAACAGACGCAGGCATCCAACTCTTAGGTGACGCCCAAAAAGCCATGAGCAGCAACATTGTTGAAGTTCTGGCTTGCGGACCCACCTGTGAGATGGTAAAAGTGGGTGATACCGTGCTGGTGCACCCTGAGTCTTCCGCACTGATCATACACGTAGACGACGGAGAGTATGCTTGTGTCAACGAGTTCCAAATAGTGGGAGTAATCCCAAAACTGGTGTGACGCATGGACGGGACAGTAACAATCCCGTTGAAAGACTTTGACGAGTTACGCAACTCGACAGAAGAAACACAGGAATTAAGACAGAGACTATCTCGAGCCGCTAAGGAAATCGAGGTGTTTCTGTCTTTTCTGTGCACTCGTGAGAACATACAGATATATGTGGACGAGTTCAACAACCAATCCAGCCGTGCTACAATAATGATTGTCGACGGCAAAGCAAAAGTACAGATAAATGAAAACGCTTAAGATACAGGTAGACACCACGCTCAAGTATCTGCAGGTGTTCAATGGAATACTTGAACTGACAGATAAAGAGCTGCTAGTTCTCTCCAAGTTCATAGATCTCTCAGACACAGTCAACCTGTGCTCTACAGAAAACAAGAAAGTAGTTGCAGACAGCCTGGGGATAAAGGACTACAATACGCTTAACAACTACGTTAAGAAGCTGAAAGACAAGGGAGCTATCAAGAAAACAAAGGACGGGTACAAACTGTCCCCAATATTAAAACCACAGGACAAGGTAAACCTGCAAATACTATACGGCGATGGGTAAGTTATCGATACGAGAAATGCTGATAAACTTCAAAGACGAAGTATTACGATACGCAAGAATGGGAGCACCGCATGTATCAGAAGAAGCATATGAAAATAGACTAGCAGAGTGTGGGGCGTGCCCCCACCTAGAAGAATATAGATGTGGGATGTGTGGCTGCGTAGTAGAAGAAAAGGCTAAATGGGCTACTGCTGAATGTCCCGATAACCGTTGGGACGATGAAGGAGAAGATAGTGATACAGCAACTGGCGAGTGAACACAACCTCCCACTACAAAAAGTAGAAGAGGCAGTTTATTTCCAGTTCAAATACGTAGCCGATGTGATCAGAACAGGAGGGTTTGAGTCAGTTAGACTCCCATTCCTAGGCAAATTCCACGTAAACGAACGACGATTAAGGTATCTCAATGAAAGATTTGATAGAAGTTGACGGCAACAAGGTGATACCCTCACCATATGCACTGACTATTCCGGAGTTCAGCAAACTCAAGATAGAAGAGCTGTCTGCTGTCTACTTCTTTGTGGACCACCGCTCCCCATACAGCGTATATGAAGAGGAGGATAGGTGGAATCACATCAAAGATTTGTTAAAAGTGGCAGCAACCCCCAAGGTGACCACTGCAGTAGAGAAATACAGAGAGCTATCAGAGTCATCTGCAGTCAAACTCTTAAAAGCAGCACGCGAATCCGTTACAAAGTTGGAGAAATACTTCAAAGACGTAGACCTCACCATGATGGATGACAACGGGAAGCCCATATTCCACGCCAAAGACCTCATCTCCAACCTAGCCAACATGGGTAAGGTGATCAATGGCCTGGAAGAGCTAGAAGAGCTGGTCAAAAAGCAGCAGCAAAAGGACAATCCTAACCGTGGTGGGGTAGTGACCAACAAATACTCGCAGTGATGTTCAAGAATACAGAGAGGTTCTCCCCTGCAGCCACTGCATTCTTAAGACAAGGCTACTATACAGACGCACTTGCGGGGACAAAGGAGTATTACGACTTCTGGGATAAAGAGCGGGACAGATGTCTGTACGGATTCGAGCTAGACGGCGTGCGGATCACGGGATATCACTACTTCTACCTCAACTATTGCCCAATTGACCGTGCAATTGATGAGGTTCTCCCAGATGGGACAGTTCAGGCCCGCAGAGAGCGGACATTTCCTGCATTCTACGACGGAGACTACGAATACTACCACGCGGTAGACCAATGCCGCAAGGAAAACAAGCATATGTCCGTGTTGAAGGCCAGACGTAAGGGATATTCCTACAAAGCAGGGTCAATGCTCGCCCGAAACTACTTCCACATCCGCAACTCTAAGAACTTCGTGTTTGCAGAGCAGAAAGAATACCTAACTGGGGACGGATTGCTAAGTAAAACCTGGGACTTTATCTCATTCGTAGATGACAACACAGCATGGACACAGCCTCGCCTGATCGATAAGGAGATGCACAAGCAGGCTGGGTACAAGAAACGCGTTAACGGAACTGACGTAGCACTAGGGATGAAGTCCCAGATTATTGGAGTATCACTCAAGGACAATCCACACAAAGTGCGTGGTAAAGCAGGGGAGCTCATCTTCTTCGAGGAGGCAGGTTCGTTCTCAGGCCTGTTGACTGCATGGGAGATAGCTATGCCTACGATGAAACAGGGCTCTAAGACCTTAGGTACTATGATAGCATTCGGTACAGGTGGTGAAGAAGGGCATGGCTTTGCATCACTAGAAGAACTGTTCTACCACCCAGAAGCCTACAACTGTATGGCGTTTGAGAACGAGTGGGATGCAGGAGCTATGGGAACAACCTGCGGATACTTCGTCCCTATCTACAAGAACCTAGATGGGTTCATGGATGAACACGGTAATTCACTAATTGAAGATGCAAAAGAGTTTGAAGAGGCTGCTAGAGTCAACAAAAAGAAGGCAAACGATGCTAAGGCGCTTGATCAGTACGTGGCAGAACACCCGTTCACCCCACAAGAAGCGACGCTACAGACAACAATTAACGTATTCGATGTCACGTCGCTCAAAGAACAATACAATCGTGTCAAGGCACACAATCTTGAGAAGGAAGGCACAGCAGGAGTCTTGTATTACAGCGGAGAACAAGTAGACTTTCGCCCTAACCCATCAGTCAAACCAATCACAAAGTTCCCACACAGGAAGGACGATGACTTGACGGGAGGTGTAGTTATATACCAGAACCCCTGGAAGACACAGGACGGAAACGTACCGCACAATATGTACGTTATCTGCCATGACCCTTACGCACAAAGCAAGTCTACGAGCAACCAGTCGCTTGGTGCTGCGTATGTAATCAAACGACCCAACAATCTGTCCAAACCGGACGATATGATTGTGGCTAGTTACGTAGGCAGACCACAGACGCAGGATGAATACAACAGAAACCTATTCATGCTGGCTGATTACTACAATGCGAAGATTGGGTTTGAGAACGATCGCGGTGAGTTGATAGCGTACGCTAAGCGCTACCGTAAACTCCACAAGCTCCAAGAGGAGTTTGAGATGCTAGACAAGAAAGAGCTACGTAGCAGAAATGTACGACGTCAGTACGGCATGCATATGACAGAGCAACGTAAGCGTCAAGGAGAGCTTTATATAAGAGATTGGTTAATATCCCCAAGAAGCAGTGACGAAGATGGGAATATAAGGCTTAACTTGCATGAGATTTATGACGTTGGATTATTGCAAGAATTAATTAAATTTAACCACAAGGGTAACTTCGACCGTGTCATGGCGTTTATGGTAGGCATGTATCACACCAGAGAGCTATATAATAAAGAGGTCGTAGAAACCATCAACGATATGTCCCAGAACGAATGGTTCGACAGGAACTATCGATAAATTTTATACTTTTACAAGAATGTACGGAGCAGCAAAAATACCGCAGCAAAGACTACCGTTAAGTAAGAAGACTAAGAAGTGGAGAGAGGAATGTGTGGACGCTTTCATCAATATATCTAAGTTCGGATTGAGCGAAAGACGCAGCAATCTGAAAGCACTATATGATTATTACAACGGAGAAGTCGACGAGACTGACTACAGATATGTAATCAAACCATACGGAAAGAGTCGAGAGAACTTTCCGTCCAAGCTTAGGAACTACCCCATCATCAAGCCGATCATCGATCTGTTGCTGGGAGAAAAGTCCAAGCGCCCCCTCAACTACACTGTTACCGTAAAGAATGCAGATAGCATCAGCCTGAAAGAAGAGGCTAAAACAAAACAGCTTAGAGCAGCGGTAGAAGCAATGTTCTTGAATGAGATTGCAAAGCCAAAAGACCTAGAGACTCAGCAGATACAAGAGCAACAGCCCCCACTCCCAAAGCAAGTGGCTGAGCAGTTTGAACGTACATACGTAGATGACCGCGCCATCAAAGGCCAGTCAGCGATGAACTACATCATGTACGAGCAGGAGATGTACGACAAGTTCCAGAAGCAATTCTTTCACTTCCTGGTATCTGGAGAAACGTATTCGCACAAAGGTGTTAGACGCTCTGAGCCGTTTTACGACGTAATCAATCCAATTGACATTGACTTCGACAAGGACCCAGATGTAGAGTTTGTTGAAGACGGAGACTGGGCAATAGTGAGACGCTATTCGCACGCAGCCACGGTTATCGATCACTTTGGTGACTACCTCACTGAGGAACAAGTCCTCCAACTAGAAGACCCCAAGCACCAGTCAGTAGACACATATCTGCTTTACCGCTCGGAGGCCACGGGGGCGGATGACAACATCTACAGAAACAGACTCGTAGAAGTCGTAACTGTGTACTGGAAAAGCCGCAAACGTATTGGCTTTGTGTCCTACACAGACCCACAGACCGGCGTAATCGAGGAGTTTGAGGTTGCAGAAGGTTACAGGATGCCTGCCGAAATCAAGGAGATGGGAGGCAAGATCAAGTACGAGTGGGTTAACGAAGTATGGGAAGGAACTAAGATTGACGGAAGGTTCTATGTAAAGACATCTCCAATCCCTAATCAGAGAACGTCTTTAGACAACCCGTCTAGATGCAAACTGCCCATCAACGGGTTCAAGTATTCGGATATCAACTCCAGCAACATCTCGTTGGTGAGCCTTGGTATCCCGTTCCAGATTAACTACAACATCTTCAAGTACCGCATGGAGCTTGCGATTGCACGTAGTAAAGATATCATCGCACAGTTCGACATCAATATGATTCCCAAGAAGTGGGACCTCGATAAGTTCATGTACTACGTAGAGGGCACAGGTATTGCTTGGGTTGACTACAACAAAGAAGGCATTCAGCTCTCACCGCAACACCAGTCTGTATTGGACATGTCTATCAAGACGATAGAACAATACGTCCTGCTACTTGAGACTACAATGCAAGAGTGGGAGAAGATCTCTGGAGTCAATAGACAGAGACAGGGAACTATTGGTGCATACGAAGGCAAAGGCTCTTCGCAACAAGCTATCGTACAGTCTTCCCACATCACTGAAGACCTGTTCCGCAAGTTTGCACGATTTGAGCAGAGAGAACTGCAAGGCATGTTAGACTATTCCAAAGAAGCCTGGATATCTGGGAAGAAAGGAATGTACGTGCTTCCGGACACGACCACTCAGTTCATTGATATGGACTCTCTCGCCCACATGGAAAGCGAGTACGGCATTTTCGTATCTGATGCAGGTAGAGACCAAGAGAATATTAGACAAGCTAAGGAGCTGTCTCAAGCCATGATACAGAATGGAATGCCCGCATCCGCAGTCCTGGATCTCATGGACACGGAGAACTTCAGCGGCATTAAAGAAAAGCTTAGAAAGGCAGAAGCCGCACAAGCAGAACTTGAAGCTGCACAGCAACAAGCTCAACAACAACAGGCTCAGCAGGCTATGCAGATGGAGCAGATGAAGATGCAGCAAGAGGCTCAAGAGAAAGACAGAGACCGCCGCAAAGACATAGAAGTTGCTCTCATCAATGCAGAAGCTAAAGACCAAGCTAATCGTTTAGACATCGACCTACAGAAGATCATGATGGATCATGACATCAAAGAGAAAGAGATCGATCTTAAGCGAGAAGCTTTAGATAAAGAAGGGGACACCGAGCCTAACGGAGAATAATGGATAACGCTACGAGAAAATTTCTGCTGCAACGGCACAAGCAGTCTGGATTCCCAGGCTCTATACTAGATGTTTTCCAGGCGTACAACCAGGGCATCGATATTATTGGGCAATTCGAGCAACAAAATAATATACAGGTTGCGCAGACACCGCAGCAACAACAGCAAGGATTGAGACCTGCACATCAGGCTGGGAACATTTCTCAAAGTATGATATTCCCTAATGTTCCTCCTAATACCCCATTCAATACGGTCGGGATGAAAGCCCCGATCAACATAGAGAAGTACGACGAGCAGGGACACTTAGTCAAGTCATACGAGAATGTGCCCCCTGGTGTGCAAAACCTTCCTACTGGTCCTCAGCGGGGGACAGTCATTGAGACTCCTGCTAACATGCAAGCAGGCGGTGACTATAATATGGCCAGAGCTAAAGAGCTCGGCTACAAGCCTGATGCTGCAGGACACTATCCTTCAGTAGACCATGAAACTGGGATGCTGCTTAAGTCCAAAGTGCATCCTACAGCTAAGCTAGAGTTCATGTCTCAGATGCTTAGCCCTGAGCGCAAGATGATAGCTAATCCCACAGGATATTTTGGGGAGAATCAACTGCAGTACGTACCTAGGAAGATGCAGTCAGGGGGAGTGCAAGACAACACCCGAGTGTCTATGCCAACTCTCCCAACTACAATACCATTAGATACCTCCGCTCTTCAGCCTCCTCCTGACCAAGGAACTATAAGACAGGCTGGTCGTGCAGCACCTCCCAATGCCATGGCATTTATGCCTCCTGGATTGCAGTATAACCAGATGGCAGCAGGAAAGTATATAGAGGAGAACCCCCTCAGCAACCCAGTTAGTCTGACGGCTATGGGAGCTTTCGAAGCTCTGTCTCCCCTCGCATTTGGAGCAAGCGCTCCTACAAGATCAAGACAAGCTATAAATCTGAGTAAAGATGTAATGCCAGAAAGTATGCAGATAACAAAGCTGCAGAATCAGGCTACGCGTGCTATCAGAGGAATGCGACAAGCAGACTTGGATTTAATCGGAGATGCAAATAGAGCGCTAAGAAGAGGAGCAGCAGAGCACAATCTTTTTAATCGAAGAACAGTTGATCGTGCAAGTGACTTGTTCTACGAAGCTGCAAGAGAAAGGGCTACGTTCAATAAAAATAAAAATACTCTTCTCAGAAACATACAGAACCTTTACGGAACTCCAAGTGTAGGAGGAAGAACACTCAGACCAGGAGAAGCACCTAACAGATACACTCTAAGTGCTCTAGATGACCTAACCGATAGGTTCACAAACAACACAATGAGCGGCCTTAATCTTAATCAGGCAGGGGGAGTGTACCAAAGCGCTGGCCCTAAAGAAGAGGGCCCTAGAAAAGTATTGACTATGGGCATGCCAGGTAAGGTAGACGTCATAGGAGAAATGGCAGGAAACGAACCGGCAAAGTTCGCTGACCTTGCAGGTACAGACTTTAACTTAGAATGGAACAACTCTCCAATGGCACAGCAAATGCTCACAGAGAGCTATATGAAAAGCAACAGAGGAGAAAGGGACAAAGGAACTGTTTTATCTGCACTCGACGTAATTGGCGCTGGAGACGCCTTTAACCGATACGTTTCTCAGAAGTATGCAAAAGAAACGACTGATGAAAGAAATCAGAACCTGCTAAGTGCATCTTATCTTCCAAGTTCAGATGTAGGTGAGTTTGCAAATCAGTACGGAGATAACTACAGATCAACAATACGAGCATTCTTTAGCCCTGGGCGAAACATCACCGTATATAATCCTAACTATAGTGGCCAGCTTACTGATAAGCTTTTAGGAACGGGAGTCCACGAAAGATCTCATGCTTCGGACAGAAGTAGTTTCCCCCTAGCAGATTTTAATATGATGCAGAGTTTTAGATCTTCGGACGAAGAAGGAGAAGTCGTACAAAAAACTTCAGATAGATACAGAGAATACGTGCAAGAACCTACGGAAACTAGAGCGCGTATAATGGACATGCGGCGGGGTTTGTACAACCAGGGAGTAGATGTATTTAATTCCCCAGTAACAAGAGAACAGTTTGATGACTACCTCAAAGGCAACTCGGAGTATAATTCTCCCTTTGGGGAACTTAATACAGGCTACAGTAAAGATGACATCTTTAAGATGCTGAACGCAATAGCTTACGAAGGAGACAACAACTTACCACAAAACGTGGCTAAAAGGGGCGGAAAACGACCCATGCGAAAGTACTTTAAACTACGTAAGTGATATATTATAAGGGCTTTTGTAAAAAATAATTTTACAAGAAACAAGCTAATTAACTAATTAAATTTGTAGACATGCAACCAGACGACAAGTTAAATATTGACTCTCTCACACTCGACAATGTGATCGGTGATGGAGTCGAAACAGTAGAGGACGTCCAAGACGTCGTCGAAGAAGTTCCTCAAGAAGTTGAGGAGGAAGTGCAAGACGAAAACGTAGACCCAGAAGTGGGGGACGAAGATGCTGATGATGATTATTATGAGCAGCCTGAGGAAGAAGAAACCTACGTAGAAGACGAGCACGAAGAAGATGGAGAACCTGCTAGTGTAGCTGCCGAGGTAGCTCGCACATTGGGATTCGAATTAGAAGGTGACTATGATGACTCACTTGAAGGCATTACGAACTTCGTAAGAGATATCAGTCAAAACGCAGCAGAAGATCAGCTGCAGTCACTGTTCGAGCAGTTCCCTGAGGTTCAACAACATCTTGACTATGTGCTGGCGGGAGGCGATTCCCGTGAGTTCTTTCAAAAGCAAGGACAACAAATTGACTTCAACGCCCTCGAAGTAAGAGACGATGATGTCAATATGCAACGTGCAGTGCTCGCACAGTTTTTACAGACTAAGGGGCACGATACAGAGTTCATACAAGACACAATAGATACGTATGAAGATTCTGGGAGATTGCTTGCAAACGCTAAGCGTGCAAAAGATCATCTTGCCAAGTTCCAACAACAGGAACAAGAGCAGCTGATGGCTCAACAGCGAGAGCAGTATGAACAGCAACAAGAACAACAGCAGCAGTTCTGGGGTGAGGTCGCAGACCACATCGAAGGAGGGAACGAGTTTGCTGGTGTTAAGATCCCAGATAGAGAGAAATCAAACTTCTTCGATTATATATCCCAACCCATCGGCGATAATGGAGAAACTCAACGTGACCTGGATTATCAGGAAGCGGGAACGGATGTCAAACTAGCTATAGATTATATGCTGTATAGTGGGTTTGACCTTAACGGAATAATCGAAAAAAAGGCGAAGACTCAAGCCGCTCGTAATCTGAGAGACAGAATTGTTTCGAACGAGGAGAGAGTCAAGAGTGCTCGCAAACAACAACGTAGTTCCAGGAACGTCGACTTCGATCAACTGGATCTCGGCAGCATATTACAATAAACAACTAAAATTCGAAAACTATGGCTTTAACGCAAGTACTGAAAACGTACTACAACGACCAGCAGATGACCGACACCAACTCGTTGGTCAATGCTCTTATGGAGAAGCCCGAAGAGCTCTCTCCTATTATTACTCACCTCGCAGGCCGCGAGGAGAAGAAGTTCCCCCTGTCTTTCATGACGGAAGGTGTGGGTAACACTCGCTCCATCGACCGCTTCGAGTATGAGTACCGTGTGAAAACTCACGAAGTGAATGTCCGTCCCGTGTCTAACGCAACCAACTTGACGGCTGCACAAGGCGTTAACGGACAGCTCTTCAAGCTGACCTTCCCGGACAAGTTCTTCATTTTCCCCTACACTCTCGTGTCTCAGTCTGGTGTGCTCGCTCGCATCATGGAGGAGCCCCGTCCTGTGGCTAGTGGTTATGAGTACACTCTGAAGCTCGTTTCTCCTGACCAAGCTAGCATGCCTGCTGCTGACGTCGGTAACGGTGCTTTGTTCGGAATGCTGTTTGCTTCTGTGGGAATTGACTTCTCGAGAGGTAACGCCTCCAACTGGACGGCACCTGGCCTCGTTCGTTCTAAGATCGGTACGGTCCGTAAGTCTTACCACATGTCTGGTAACGCTAAGGACTATGTCGCTCAGTTCGAGCTCCCGTTGAGAGAAGGTTCTACCACCAAGTTGTGGATGGACTACGAAGAGTACCGTCACATGCTCAAGTTTAAGGAAGAGTGTGAGATGTACTACTGGTACGGTCAAAAGACCTACGGTAGCAATGGTGTTAATGAGATGCTCGACGAAAACGGTCAGCCGGTTCTTGCTGGTCCTGGTCTGTTTGAGCAGATCATCAACAAGGACACCTACTCTACGTTGACCCAGAAGAAGATTGAGAACGTGATTGGTGACTTGTTCTACGGCATGACTGATGCTACGGACAAGCAGGTCACTCTCTTCACCGGTGTTGGTGGCGCACGTGAGTTCGATAAGGCTCTGCGTAACTACTACAGCGGTAACAGTTACCTTCAGACTACTGAGTCTAAGTTCATCACCGGTTCCGGTCGTAGCTTGGGTATCAGCGGTTACTTCACGTCCTACGACCACATCGATGGTCACCGCGTGAATGTGGTAAAGGTTCCGTTGTTCGACCACGGTCCTGTCGCTCAGGCTTCTAAGAAGCACCCTGAGACTGGCTTGCCGCTGGAATCCTACAGAATGACGTTTGTCGACCAATCTTCTTACGACGGAGAAAACAATCTCCAGATGATCAATAAGAAGGGTCGTGAAATGTTGCGCTGGTGTGTTGCTGGTTCTGTTGTGCCGAAGGGCTTCGCAGAAACTGACACCCGCGCTAGTGACATAGACGGTGCATCTGTACACATGTTGAAGACGGCTGGTATCCTGCTCCGCAGATTCGATACTTCGCTCGACCTCCAGTGTGTGGCATCGTAATTTGTGTTTGGTTTGCATAGGAGGGGGCTGCTAATGAGTGGTCCCCTCCGCTTACCAACAAAAGCTTAAGTTATTCTTCTTCATAAAAGAACAACTTAGTTATTCTTTCTAAACTCCAAAAGAACAATTAATCATGCGCAAAATATTTATCCGCAGAAAAGAAGTCCTGAATCACTTACCTAAAGAGATAAGAGCAGGCGCCAAAGTTGCAATCGGTAGTATCTATATCGGTAGACAACCATTACGAGGTGTAGAAGGGGAAGAGTCTCACAAACTCTTGTCCCGCATCTTAGATGTACCACCCGGACACGAAGCATGGCCCAAACAAGAAAAAGAGTTTTGGGCTAGTATGTCACTGAAAGTTCCGTTCGAAGGAGCAGAGCTGGACATTACTACAGATGAGGAAGGTAATCCTGAGAACGTCATGGATTACATCACCTACAAGTGGTGCCTCAAGCATAGACAAGTTGCAGAGTCTGAAGCTCAGATGAAGGCTGATGGCCAGAAGCGTTTCTACATCTACGATCCGCAACGCGACTTGCTTAAGAAGAATGCTGAGGTAAAGATTAAAAAAGAAGCAGACAAAGAGTTCATCAAGATCTCGTCTGACTTTGATAAGATGCGCAGACTTATGCGTGTCCTTGTCAAGGGTGCTACCCCTGATAAGATGACCGACATGGAAGTTGAGAACCAGATGTACAACATCAAGAACGACAAGCCTGCTGCTTTCGTTAAGCATAGTACTGACAAAAACCTCGACGTCCGTGCAGAATTAGAAGAGATGGTAGAGAAGGAAGTTCTCCGCACAATCGGTAACCAGATAATCTACGGTGACGAAACCATCGGAGAGAACATGACAGATGCCATCATTTATTTTAACAACAAAAAGAACTCTGGCGCAGTAAACGCCATGAGAGCTCAACTCAAAGAGGTTAAATGACCATAGAAGAGATGCACATAGCAGTTAACCTTGGGGTGCAAAAGATTGCATCCTTCCAGGTTGACAACCTCCTTCCGCAGGAGATAGATCACGAGTTGAACAATGCAATGCATCGGTTCATCAAGCAACGCTATTCCCCAACGGGTAATAAGTACCGTGATGGCTTTGAGCAATCTCAGAAAAGGATAGACGATTTACGAGCCCTAGTAGTGGAGGCACGACTCAAGTGCTTCTACTACGGGGCGTCTATCACTGGGTTCGAAGTAGATAGGGCACCTCTCCCTAACGACTACATGTTCCTAGTTAATGCGTATCATGACGGGTTCTACGACTGCACGCAGGCCGTAACCCCAGGTACTGGTGTATATAACTACAGCGTAGGAAAGTTGTCCCTTACTCCTCCAATAGAAGGACACATCTTAGCATCAGTTCGCGTAAATGGTACACCTATTATACAAAGTAGTCTCGACGGACTTACAGAAGGCATTGGGCTAGAGTACCAAGATTTGATGGATGAGAACAACTATGCCGCTGACCTAGTCGGAGATATAGCTATTGCTGGATCTGACCCTGACTTCCCAACGGACAACGCTCCTTCATTTCCCGCATACAACATCAACGCACTAACGACACATGAGGTAACCCCAACGGCAAACTCAAACGAGATTATCTACTTGTTTACGGGCCCTTTGTCTACAGGCACTTTGACAGCAGTGTGGTACAACAATATAGGCGGAGAAATCACCTACACAGAAGTAATCGTTACACTTCCTGCGGTAAGCGAAATTGTTTACAGAACATACGATGGAACTAGTGCAGTTCCTGGAACGGGTCAGAGAGCAAAGATGTCGTACGCACAACACGACGACATACTTTCACTGTTAGGTGACCCATTTAACACGAGTACTTATGATAGCATTAAGTACACGATGGAGGAAAACTTTATTGACGTATATAGTGACAACAGTTTTTTCACTACATTTGTCAATATTAAGTACATTAGACAACCTAAGCTTATGAGCAATGCTTTAGGCGTAGGTTGTGAGCTGGCTCCCCACACTCATCAAGAGATCGTGGAGATGGCAGTGCAAAGCATACTGGAGGCCATATCGGACCCGAGGTATAACTCACAATCTAGGGAAGTCCTAGAGAGTGAATAAATTTGACGTTTAATCCCAAAAAATATAGAAATAATGGGAACCAATTTAAATCAGGTGTTTATCCTGAACAATGCCAACCTTGAAACCGGCACGGACTACGATAGCGTAACTGCTGGAGATGCTGGTATCTGGACGCTTGGCGCTACTGATACGTACGTTGCTACCGCTCTTTACGACGCTTCTATTGAATCTGGGGGTGCTGCTGACGCTAGTGATACTCTTGCTTTGGCAAACCCTCTCTGGTTGTACAACGATTTCCAAATTGTTCAAGGTGTTTCCGGCAACCCGATTGCTAGCCCGATCATTAGCTCACGCAACGTCAGACGTATTACGTTTGAACCGTTTGTTGCTTCTGTTCGCCATGCAATTACTGCTGGTACGCTCGTTGCCAACAAAGAATACGATGTCAAGTTCGTTGTCCGTACGGCCCCGACTGCACAGCTGAACTTCCATGATCCGGATTCTTCTGGCTACATCGACCTCTCTGGTGGTGGTTTCGACTTCCCGCTTGGAGCATTCACGCACGGCACTCACAAGGTGTTGCACATTAGCGCTGAAGGCGCCAGTGCCACTGCTTCTGGAGACGCTCTCGTTGCTAACATCGCTGGTAGCTCTATCTTGAACGCTTTGTTTACGGCGTCTAACTCTTCTGGTGACGTTACCATCACTGCACGTCATGCAGGTGTTACGTTCGAGCTGATCGTTGAGAACCTCACGGACAGCACGTTCCTTGCTAATGCTAGCACTACTGTGTTCAAGCCCGGTGTCGGTAACGACTGGCAGGTTCTTGGTGACGAGATTCGCACTAACTACCGCGTTGGTAACTTCAACAGAATGTACCTCCCGCAGAATCCCAGCAGGTTGACCCAGACCGACTATCAGTACCACAAGATTACTCTTGAGTACGAGCACAACTGGCCGACCAGCTCAGGTATTGCTCCTGCAGGTACGTTGAACCAGGCTGTCATTTACGCTGCAGATAGCTCTACAGCAATGGCCGCAGGTGATACGAACATCGATGCAGCATTCGCTCTTGCGAACGTTACTGCAAAGCAGACCTTTATCTGGTAATCACATAATGTAAAATAGAATAGGGGCGGGTATTGCGCCTGCCCCTATTTTTTTAAATCCACCACAATGGCATCAGCAGAAGACGTAAGATTTTTAAACGTATCCACCAACTGCAAAACGGTCAGTGGGCGGATTGCAAACAACGCCCTAACAGACCAGTTTGGGGCCGCTATCGCTGACATAACTACGATCGAAAAGATCTACATTTATGATCAGAGCAAAACAGTACAAGTATTCCTGACTGCAAGTGATTGGACTGAAGCAGGGGGAGTTCTTACTTTTACCACTACATCTACCACTGCGCTCAAGGGTGTTATATCTGTCGAACTACACGACAACGTAACTATCAACACCGACGCAGACAGTGATGGAATCAGTAATGAGAACACTGGAGACAGTACTCTCATGACTACCTTATTTACAGTAGCTCCCTGCGAGATAAACTGCTGTATAGCTAAGCTTGTCGACGCGGCAATTGAATGCCACTGCAAGTGCGACAAGTGCAAAGAAGATCTGCTCAGAGCAGAAAAAGTATTTTTGATGTTGCAAGCGTCTAAGTATGCCGCCGAAGAAGAAGGTAGCTACGACAACGCAAAGCTTATGTTTGACAAAGCAAACGGCCTGTGTACAGAAGTTTGCGCATGCGGATGCTAAATGGCTCAGACAGCAACATCATACGACAATAACCAGGTCATAGTTGACAAGATCAAGGCGTTGCGTTTATGCATCAGCCGTAGAAACCTTACGCTTCAAAAGAAGATTAAGGCAGGAGTCAGGTGTGACACTATGGAGAATGTCAAGCTAACCCTCATCGGGTATCTCCTGGAGGACTATCAGAAGAATGCAGAGGACGACAAGGCTAAAGACTGCCTGCAACTCAACGCGTCTGAGAAGCCAGGGTACAAATTAATCAACTCGTTTATTGCATACGTAGAAAGAGAGTGCAGGGATTGTATAGAAACAAGAACTGCATTTACTGTAGGTAATGCTGGCGCAGCTTCATCTCCTGCAGTAGTAAACTTCTTAATCACTCAAGGCGGGGACACAATCGTAACTCAAGGGGGAGACACCCTTAAAAACTATTAAACAATGGCTAACGTAACTATCAATAGTCTTAGTGAAACAGCAAGCGGCTCGCTGACGTCTTCCCACTTTTTTGTGATAGACAATGGGTCGGGGACAACAAAACTCGCAGCATTGTCTGCCGCCATCAAAACCATTACCACACTTGGGAGTGCGGGTGCTGGCGTTGTAAAGAGCTTTGCTCTCGGGGTACTCTCGCAAAGAGATATTGTGGGAGGCACTGGTATCACTGTGGCACAGAATACTAATGACCTTACTTTGTCTGTCACACAGGGTGACATCAACATAAACAACCTCGCAGGCATTGGGAGCTTTGATCTCAGTGCAGCAAGTAACAGTAGCTCCGCATTCTTGAGCACTGTAAACCTTGCAGCCAATGTCGGCTCTACTGTACTTCCTATAGCCAACGGCGGAACTGGACTCTCTAGTCTTACAGCCAAGTCCTTGTTGGTAGGAGGAGCCTCGGTAAGCAGTGTCGTACTTGATGCAGACTTAGAGATCGCAGTAGGAACCACATCTGGTCCTACGATGAAGACCTTAGTTGGAGGATCAAACATAGCTATTACACAAAACAACTCTGCGAATACTCTTACTTTCGCATTAGTTAAGGGTAACTTTATTGAGACTGGGGACACGCCTACGTTAGGTAATACAGTCTTGGCAGAGGCTACGGTTGATAAGATCCTTACATCTGGAACAAAAGCAGCCACACAGACTAGCAGCATCACAAGCTCTGTTACCTGCAATGGTTCTGCTGGTGTAATTACTCTTGTTTCTAGCACAGTTGCCGCTACGACAGTTCACAATTTTACTTTGGAGAACACTGAGATAACTGCAAACTCCGTGATAATGCTTACCTTACAGAACCCAACCAGCGCAGATGAAGACAACGTTCACGTGTCACTGCAGAGCGTAACATCTGGTCGGGCTATAATCAACATAGCAAACAATACCTCGACGCAGGCAACTGCACAAGTAAGAAAGATTCACTTTATCGTGATGAACTAATAAATCAAACCAACCACAATGTTTAATCAGGTAGAAATGAAGGTGGCTGATGCCATCGAGCTGTACAAAGGACTGGAAGCAGTCAAGAAGCACAAAGGAGCACGCTTCTCCATCATCGTTGCACGTAACGTTAAAGAGCTGGAGAATCTCCTTAGACAGTATGAAGAGATGGCCAAGCCGTCTGATGAGTTTGTAAAGGTGTCGGGTGAAGCCCACAAACTTGCAGAAGCAGAGGACGAAGCTGGTCTTAAGAAGTTAGAAGAAGAACACGCAGACTTAATCGATGAGAGAAAGGCACAACTTGCTGAACTGGAGAAAGTAATGCAGACCGCAATCAAGGTGGATCTGCAGACCATCAAGGAAGGGCAACTGCCCGAAGATGTAACTCCAGAAGAGGTTGTGCCACTCTTACCTATAGTGGTATGAAGAGCAGACAAGAGATACGACAATTTTTGCTGAGCAAGCCCGGGTACCTTAAAAAAGGTCCCTGGGCTTTGGCGCATAGATTGGAGTCTCCCGTACAAGTCTGTACTGAAGTACTTGCAGAAGTAAGAGACGAGCTCAGGAACGAGAACGTATCTGAAAACAAACTAGATAGAGAAGACGTCGTTAAGACCTCCAGCCTGCAGAAGTTTTTGCAGACCCATGGTATTAGTGAGGCTTCTGTGTCTAGCGTTAAGTTCTGGCAAACTGCCGCAGGAGACATGCGATACTCTATCGTAACTGCAGACCAGCCAGACATTGACAGCATAAGAGAAGAGGTAAGAGAGTTTGCAGAAGACTACGCTCCTATCTCACCAGACATTGTTTACAGGGAATTAGATGACCCTGTAGCATACGAGATATCTCTCCCGGATATCCATTACGGCAAGTTGGTAGACGTTCCTATGCCGTACGACTTTCAAGAAGAAGAGTACATACGCGTAGTAGAAAACTTAGTTGCCAAAGCAGCAGGACTGGATATAGAGCGGTTCATCCTCCCGATAGGGAATGACGGACTCAACTCAGAAGGTATGCGCATGACAACTACTAAGGGCACTCCGCAGCAGGACTATATGGATTGGAAGCGAAGCTTCAGAGGCTATTGGAAGCTGATGGTCTACACCATAGACTATTTAAAGAAGATAGCTCCAGTGGATGTTATAGTCGTTTCAGGTAACCACGACTACGAGCGGATGTATTACGTAGGAGATGTCGTCGACGGATGGTATCGTAATGATCCTAACGTAACCGTGGACAACAGTGACGACCCTCGGAAGTATTACAGATATGGGACTAACATGCTGATGTTTACCCACGGTGATAAAGAAAAGGCCCAAAACATTCCTTTAATCATGGCAACAGAACAACCGGAGATGTTTGCGGCCACGTCTCATAGGGAGGCGCATTGCGGGCATTTCCACAAAGAACAAGTCAATGAATATCGAGGAATCAAAGTCCGTTTCGTTCCTTCTATTTGTCCTAATGATTCGTGGCACAAACAAATGGGATACGAGTCTCTCCGGACTGGACAGGCATATATATGGAGTAAAGAGAGGGGAATGGAAGGATATTTTCAATACAATGTTTAATGATCTACCATACGAAGATGAAGACGACGGTCTCGACCTGTTCGAGGAGATAGAAATCCTTGGGGAAGCGTACGAGAATGCATATATGATATTAACCGGGAAAGTACACGTAGAAGAGTTTCTTCTGCAGGAAACAGAATCTGGAAAGGTTGTCTTCCTGCCGTTCGATCCCAAAGAGCCAGACACAGTAAGACTGATAATAGATGACGTAATAGCATATTTCGAAGAGGGCGAAGAGTACGAGAAGTGCTCGGAGCTCTTGGAAGTAAAGAGAAAGTTAGATGACCCTGAATGAAATCGCATATAACCTGCTGAACCTGGTGCGTGCAGGCAGATCTCACAATGATGAGAATATCTCTATTGGGCAAATAAAGTTCAATATTAAGCATTACCGTGCGATGTTCATTCGCAGGGACTTTATGCGTAATGGTCTTATAACCAGGCACTTAGAGCAAGATGCAGGATGTCTTGAGCTTGAGCAGGTAGATGCCAGCAAGTGCCCATGCTCTCACAATACGATAGACTGTCCTGTCTACCGTACAAAGAAGAAGCTTCCACGAACTGTCAGGTTCAACTTCAAAGATGCTATTACCCATGTGGGCGATGTAACGGGATTAGGTAGAATCCCTCTCATCGAGCCTTACGAGGTACAGTGGGTACCCTTCGATAAGTTCACAGCCCATAAGCCTAAGGCTTACATGATAGAGGATTATCTCTACGTGTACAACCCAGGAGGCATGGACTTCGTAAATGTGCGCGGAGTATTCGAAGATCCAGAAGAGCTTGCAGCACTCGATTCATGTGATGGAACATGCTACGATGCTGATTCTACATTCCCTATACCAGCAGACATGATAGCTGCTATAACGTCCGGATTAATCAATGGTGAACTTAAGCTATTAATTAGTACCTTAGTGGACGACGAAAACGATAGACAACAAGACACCCAATAATCATGGCATCACCAGCATGGCAAAGGAAAGAGGGCAAGAGTAAATCAGGAGGCCTCAACAGAAAAGGGATAGCATCTTACCGTAGAGCTAACCCTGGGAGCAAATTGTCTATGGCTGTCACTGAAAAGAATCCTACTGGTAAAAAGAAAGCTCGTCGTAAATCTTTCTGTGCACGTATGTGTGGCATGAAGAAAAGCAGAACAGGAGCTAAGGGACAGAGAGATCCAAATTCACGCATCAACAAAGCACTGCGAAAGTGGCGTTGTAGATGCTAATCAACAAGAACAACTTAGAAACTATGGCATATATGAAAAAGTCCTCGAAGAAAAGAGGCAAGAAAATGTACAAGAAGGGCAGCTTCTTGGAGCCCGGCAAAGAAGTAAAGTTCGGCGGCCCCAAAAAGATGCAGTCTGCTGGTGAGCGTACTGCAAACTCGCTGTCAAATGCTCGTCGGAGAGAAATGCAAGAAGAGACTACTCGTAACTCTCCTAACCCTCCTAGAAGTGCTGGAAATAGCGGTACTCCTGTAGGCACCAGGGCTGGAAATGAAGCAAAGTACGCCGCAGCTAAAAGGAAAGATCCTAAGCTTGCCGAGTACATCAAGAAGAGAAAAGAGTATTCTAAAGGCAGTAAAGAATACAACTACTACCAGAACAAGATTAACAAAGCATATGGCAAAGGGCCGACCAATCGTCCTGAGCGTGAGCCGTTTGCAGAGAATAGAGATCCTGCTACTGGAAGACCTCGTGGAACAGGCAGACCTGCACAGACTCCTGGGTCAACTAGTCGTGGTCCTAACATGACGCCTGTTACTGCGAAAAAAGAGGCCAAGCCGATTTCTAACGAGCGCCCAACTCCTACGATTAAAAAGCCGGCAACTCCAAAGCCCACAGGCACCCGGCCCCCTACTACTAGTTTAAAAGGTGATCGTAAGAGGGAACGTGCTGATAAAGCAGATCAGCGTATGAAGGACAGACGTAACCGTCGTGCTAAAAGACAAGCTGACCGCGCTGCAAAACGTAAGCCTAATACTACTGCTGCTTCCAAGGTGTCTGCTGATGACATGAAGAAGCTTGAGAAGGACATCAACAGACCCATGATGTACGGAGGTAAGAAGATGGGAATGGGAGGTTATGGTAAGAAGATGTCCTACCAACCAGGCGGTAAAAAAAAAAACGCTAAAGGCTCGTTCCCAGACCTGACTGGAGACGGTAAAGTAACTCGTGCCGATGTCTTAAAAGGCAGAGGTGTGTTTCAGAAAGGTGGTAAAAAAGGGGGCGGTATGTCCGGTCTCTCTGCTGCACAGAAAGAAGTGTATCGTAGAGGCTTAGCTGCATACATGTCTTCGGGTAACCGTCCTAAAACATCTCAGCACGCATGGGCTATGGCACGCGTAAAGTCTGACTTTGGTAAGCGAGAAGCCGCTAAGATCCGCTCAGGTAAGTCTGGTAAGGGCAAGAAGAAGTAATTGAATGCACACTCTCAAGGATATCTACAGCAGCTACACGAAGACCGTCGAGAATCCTATAAGCAAGAAGTTGTTTAAGGAAATCTGCGAAACGTTCAACATAGCTGTGATAAACGGTATCCTTGAGGGCAGTGCGTTCAACATGAAGAACAATCTCTCAAACCTTTCTATCCGTAGGATTGAGCGCAACCCGTCCAAGCCTACGATAGATTGGTGGGAGAGTAACAAGTACAAACAGGAACTATTGTCCCAGGGGAAGACGCTGTACTCCGAGGACAATCCTGAGGGGGAGAAGTGGTTTATATACTACACTGACCCCTGGTACTGTAAGTATCACTGGGAAAAGCACAGGTGCAAGATTCCCAACAAGACAGCGTACAGGTTTACCCCTACCCGTGGAGTAAAGGGGAACAAGGAGAAGTTAACTAAGCTGCTTAAAGAAGACGAACTAGCATACCTCAGATTCAGAAAACATGGCAATATATAAGACGATATCTAGTAAGGCCATTATCCGTAAGATCTTTCGGGACATTAACCCGAACACGGATAACTGGATAGATGATGCTATCGAGTGGATCGGAGAAGCGTTAGAGCACATAGGAGCTGCACCACAGCTAGAGAAAAAGACCTGTGTGATAACTACAAAAGACTACAAGGCAGCACTTCCTAACGATCTGTTCTACATCAACCAGGTTGCACTTAACGAAACCGAAGAGGGTATCATCATCTCACAGCAGATGGATACCCTTTTAGAGCAAATAGACAACATTGTTAATGGCAGTGCCGCATCTAACTATACGCTCAATGAGATCAACTCCAGGCTGCAGGTTCTTGAAAACCAGCTAGGAGCTGATGACGGGATAACCGTGCTCAATAAGTGCAGAACAAACTTCCCCAAGACTGCAGACTGCCCTGACTGTATCCACGACAATCAGGTGTCTTCCCGGTGCTACTACATCGAAGCAGACAAAATCAAAAC